GATGCCTGATTTTGCATAGAAAAAAGACAGGTACATTTTGCACCTGCCGACGAAACTGGGCGGTAAATAACAGGAAAAGACTACAGGCAGTAGAAACACACTGTTATTTACCGTACAAGTGTTCGCTAATCTCATTATAAAGGAGATTGGTGAACATGACCAGTAGGAAAATTAATATTTCCAAAAATCAGGACGAACTTTTAGAGAAATACTTGGCAGAACATGCATTGCGGAGACAAGAATCAAAAGAGCAGTACCGCAAGATTGTGCAGGCAGGGATTGCTAAATGGATTTCTGATTTTCAAAAGGGAAACATTGTAATCAATTCAGTTTCTGACCTTCGTCAGTTGATTGAAATAGATTTGCAGTTACAAGAAGATGATGTGTAGTTGTATTTTGTTTTAGGATGGTGGTGACTATGTAAGGTGGCAAGAGCAAGAAGCCCCAATAGGGATATGGCATTTAAGCTTTGGAAAGATTCCGGCGGTAAGATGCTGCTGAAAGATATTGCGGATGTAGTAGCTACCTCAGCAACACAGATCCGTAAGTGGAAAAACTTAGATAATTGGGATGCAAAATTGAAAGGTAACGTTACCATTGGCAAAAGTAACGTTACTAATAAAATGAATAGTAACGTTACCATTAAAAAAGCCGGTGCTCCAAAGGGAAACCAAAACGCAAAAGGCAGCGGAGCGCCAATTGGTAATAAAAATGCTTTGGGAAATTCCGGTGGTGCACCATTAAAAAACAAGAACGCGGTGTTTACTGGTGAATATCAGACCATTTGGTTAGACATGATGGATGAAACGGAGCAGGCCCTTATCGGGGCAATTAATACCGATCCGATTGCACAGCTTGATGAAGATATTCGATTGCTGACGCTTCGGGAACGTCGCATGTTAAAGCACTTGAACGATCTTAAAGAGCAAAAGGCGCTTGTTGAGACAAAAGATGTCTATGAAATGCAATCAGTGCCAGTTATGACAGAGATTTATGATGAAAAGTCGGGAACTGTCCGAACGGCTAAAATTAAGGAAACAAAAAAAGTGCTGGTCGAACAAACAGAAACGACAAAACTTCTTATCGATAAGATTCTTCGCGTGGAAGAAGCGCTAACGCGTGTGCAGACAGCAAAAACTCGGACGATTGAAAGTAAGTATCGGATATTGTTGAATCCGGCAAATACAAGTGGTAAGGCAGCAGCCCCCGTGCAGATTGTTGATGATATTGAGGAAGGTAAACAAGAATGATTGAAACATATCGGCTTACAAATCTGATAGCTCCATCATTTTATGGGTTGCATTGTGATGTTAAGCGGCATGGGCACACGCATTACTGGCTTGCTGGCGGTCGTGGTTCTACAAAGTCTTCATTCATTGGCAGCGAAATTCCGCTTGGCATGATGCAGCACCCAGAGCGCAATGCTATTTGTTTTCGTAAATACGGCACGTACCTTTTGGACAGTGTGTATTCGCAGATTGTATGGACGATCTATCAAATGGGCGTTGAACATTTGTGGCGGCAGCAGAAATCTCCACTACGACTGATTTACGAGCCTACAGGACAACAAATCATCTTTCGTGGTTTGGATGATCCGCGCAAATCGAAATCAGTCAAGGTATCTCATGGATATATTGCTTATGTGTGGTATGAGGAATGTGATGAATTTACCAGCATGGAAGAAATCGAAATGATTAACCAGTCTGTCCTCCGTGGAGGGGATGCATTTTGGGTATTCTATTCTTTCAACCCGCCCAAATCAAAAAATGCTTGGGTAAATGCAGAAATAACTTTGCCACGGCCAGATAAGCGAGTGCATAAGAGCAGTTATGAAAAGGTACCAGCAGAGTGGCTGGGTGAACAGTTTATAACAGAAGCACTATATGTTAAACAGCACAATTTTGATAAGTATCGGCATGTTTATCTTGGAGAAGCCACTGGTACGGGCGGCGAAGTATTTCGCAATGTTACTTTGCGAGAAATCCCACGAGAAGAGATACTCGGTTTTGACAATCTGCGGCGGGGGCTTGACTGGGGATATGGTGGAGATCCATTCACCTATCTTGTTGGGAATTATGATAAAAAACACCACAGGCTATGGCTGTTTTATGAAAAATATGGACTGAACATCAGTAATAAAAAAGCTGCTGAATTTATTCAAACGGAAAATATTCTTAATCAGCTGGTTTACTGTGATAATTCCGAGCCTAAGTCCATTAGTTATTTGCAGGATGAATTAATAAATGCTTTGCCTTGCGATAAGTACAACGGAAGTCGAGAAGAAGGCTATGCCTTTATGTCAGATGATATCGATGAAATTATTATTGATCCGGTGCGCTGTCCAAATGCAGCACGTGAGTTTGTCGGTTATGAGCTTGAACAGGATGCCTATGGTAATTTCAAAAGTAAGTATCCTGATAAAAACGATCATTGTCTTGTTGGGGAAACATTAGTCGAGACGACCGATGGACCGAAACCAATAAAAGATCTGGTTGGGAAGACTGGGGATGTGTACTGTTATGACAGAAGAAATAAATGCCAAACAGTAGCACGTTTCAATGATTGCCGAATGACAAGAGAGACTGCTGAAATATATGAGCTGGAACTGACTGATGGGAGAAAAGTTCAAGCTACAGGAGATCATCTTGTCATGACGCAGCGAGGTTGGGTAGAAATTCAAGGTTTGTGTCAGGAGGATTGGCTCCTTGATATTTGGAGGGATTCAGATGGAAGATAAGTATCAGTTTTTTGATGGAAAGAAATTTACGCTTGATGAAAAAACAGGATATTATTTATGCTCATCCATATCTTCGAATAAAATTCGAGAACGTATGCATAGATATGTATGGATGTTTTTCAATGGAGCCATTCCAAAAGGATATCAGGTTCATCATATAAATGGCGATAGAGGTAATAATGTTATATCGAATTTGCAGTTGCTGAAGATGAGAGCTCATCAATCTTTGCATGGGCGTAAAAACGATGAAAAACATCACGATGTTATGGTTGCCCGTATGGATTATGCTCGTGAATATGCATCTGAGTGGCATGGTTCCAAAGCAGGGAAATTGTGGCATAAAGAACATTATAAACGAACTAAAGCAGTCTTGCGTGAGAAAAAAGTGATGGTTTGTGAGTGCTGTGGAAAAGAATTTGCGGCGGAATATCATGGGGTGAATAGGTTTTGTTCCAATAAATGCAACGCTGCCCAGCGAAGAAAATCTGGTATTGATGATATTACAAAGAGGTGTATGCACTGTGGGAAAGAATTTGTTTCAAATAAATATGCAAAACGTGAATGCTGTTCCCGAAAATGTGCAGGTAAACTGCGTTGGATTCGTCGGAATCAAAAGTCTTCGGCGTGTAGGCATCAAGCCGGTTTACAATCTGGAAGTACAGAAACACCATAATTTTGCAATAAATGGTGGTCTGATAGTCCATAACTGTATCGATGCAACTCACTATATGCTGAACGACGATATGACTACCGGCTTTAAATCTTCAGTTGGGCGGCATCATCTTTTTTAATTTTTGTGAGGTGGTTTATATATGCTGGAAAATGTAATGATAACAGATAATTCATACCAACTTTTGTATGATGCATATACAGGAAGCGGCGGCTTTGTTGATGGCAGTTATCTGTTTCGGCATAAACGCGAAGACGATGAGGATTTTCTTAAACGCAAACGGATGGCACGGTATTCAAATTTTGTTAAAGTCATTGTCAATGCTCTGACAAATCCAATCTTCAAAAAGACGATTGTCAGGGATTTTGAAAGCAACAAGATGATGGAAGATTTTATGGATGATGTTGATGGAAAAGGAACACCAATCAATATATTCATAAAGCGTGCGGCAAAATGGGCCCGTGTATATAACAGAATTTTTATTGTAGAGGACAACTATACTGCAGAGCAGATGGTTGGAAACAAAGAAGATGCTATGCAGAACCGTCAATTTCCATATTTGTATATTGTGCGTCCAGATCAAGTCGTAGATTACACCTGCGATAAGAGTGGACGTTTTTTGATGTTCTCATATAAGGTTCGTGCGAAGATGAGCAAGAATGACTTAAAAGCAAATAGCAGCTATGAGGAATGGACATGGACACCGGAAACATGGTCTTGCAAGACGGATGATAAGCTTGTTAGTGAAGGGGAAAACAGTATCGGCATTGTGCCAGTAGTTGCGCTCTCTGCATCAGATGAGCAGGAAGATAATCCGTTGCCAGTACCGGACATGCTGCATATAGCCAGAGCTAATCGAGACATCTATAACCGAGATAGTGAAAAGCGTGAAATTCTGCGTAATCAGTGCTTTCCTGTGTTGGTCTATCCAATGACTCCGCAAATGGCAGCACAAGCACGCCAAAGAGATGAAAACGGTAATGAAATTGGATTGAATATTGGTACGAATAATATGATGAACGTCGATGCTTCTGCTAGTGCTATGCCGGAGTTTATTGCTCCGCCTATGGAGCCGGTAAATGTGTTGCAACAGGAGATTAAGGATATCATTGATGATATGTTTCGCCAGGCGGGGCTTACCAGTGTTTTGGCTATACAGACAAAGCAGTCCGGTGTGGCTAAGCAGTGGGACTTTGAAGAAACTACAAATATTTTAGCGGATATGGCCGAAAACTGTGAGATGGCAGAGACCGGTATATTCCATCTGTTCGAAGCTTGGACAAAAACAGAGGTCAAGGATCTGAAAGTAAAATATCCACGTAATTTTAATATCACAGATATTGTGGATGAGTTGGATAAGGCTCAAAAGATGAAAGACTTGGTCGTTGGTGGCACGGTTGTCGAACGTGAAGTTAATCGCAAAATTGCAGAAGTATATTTCGCTGATGTTGATGATAAACGTTATGCTGAGATTATGAACGAAATTGAGACTATGCCTCCTGATCGTGGCATGGTGCAATCTGAGGAGTAAGCTATGGCTGAAGAATTCAAGCAAAGTACATTTAAAAATAAGGTTCGTGAAATCTTGAAGAAATACAAGGTTTCGTATGACTCAGCAGCAGAGACACTCATTGCGGATATTCTGCAACGGATAAATGCAGGGAATCCAGTTTCTAAGTCAGTCGATGAAGCTCTAAGGGAAACAGGCTTTCAGGGGGCTTATCAGGAAGCTGTCAGCGAGGCTGTGTATTTGGCTGCTTGTGCTGGATTTGGTGTATTACCAGAGCAGGTGACAGATAAAGCAACGACTGCCATTAAGCAAAAGCTGCTGTCTGATAGCTGGGCACCTGACGATATGTCGCTATCACGTCGTTTGCATACGCTGGATGTTCGCAATAAGACGGTTCAAACCATTCGATCATCCATGCAAAAAATGCAGTCTATGAAAGAAATGGCGATGGAGCTTTATGATGGATACAACAGCGGTAATGGGATTATTAAATCGGCGGGCTTGTCGGATAAGCTGGCAGATATTTGTGATTTAGCTGTTCGAGCTGCGCAGGGAGATAAAGACCTTGTCGCAGAAGTACGAAAAAAAGCTCAGCGACTACAGCGTAGTGTAGACAATCTTAAAACTGAAGATTTAAAAGCAGCCTATAGTGATTTTGCAAAAGCCTGTAGTGGTAATGAGCTAAATGAAAAAGTCATATCGCGGGCGGCTCGTGTAGCCGTGCAGGAAAAAACTCGGTATTATGCCGAGCGCATAGCGCGTACAGAAGCTGTAAGGGCATGGTTTGATGGCTACATCGCAGAAAGACAAGGTAATTCGGATATATGGGGATATCGTTGGCGTCTCTCTAGCAGACATCCATTTTATGATCAGTGTGATGTGTGTGCGCATATGAATGTTGGGTATGGTCGGGGAATATATCCTAAAAACAAGGTACCAAGTATTCCACGGCATCCGCACTGTATGTGCATGTTGGAAGATGTATTTTCTTGGGAGCAGAAAGGTAATGAAATTCATCCGGATGATGCCCGGGAATATATCGATGGTTTAAGCGATGCAAAACGTATGCAGCTTTTTGGTGCAGATGGAGCAGAGAAATATGACGCTGGCGGTGACTGGCAAGAACTTTTGCGTGGCTGGGATGGTTTTGAAAAGCCTAAATCGCGGTTGAGTAAAGATGATTTTCAATTGCAAACACTCGACAAAAATGGTAAAATTAAAGAAATGGATATTGCAGAGAAAATAAGAAAAAGCATTATAGAAAATGGTCCAACGTGGAAAGATGACAAGCTTAAAATACATTTAGAAAAGCGAAAAAAACTAGGTCATATACCAGCGGATTGGACTGTCGAAGATTATAATGCAAAAATCATTGACATAGTCAGTGATAAGCGCGTGGAAATATATAAATATTATTTAGATGGATTTAATCAAAATTATTATGTTTATGGGTTACCGAAATGGATTGTAATTGTTGGGGAAGATGGGATTGTGGAAACATCATTTCCAGTTGACCGTGTGGCATATAACGAGTATTTGAATCCGCGATCTGGCTATTTTAGAATCAAGTGAAAGGAGTGATCTGATATGTCATATATGGATAAAATCAAAAATTATGGAATGGATATTGACTATATTGATAGTGTCAGTCCTTTTGAGTTGATTGGCACATTGGTAAATCGAGATGAATTAGCGGGTGATTATGAAAAATTATCTACTGAAGAAAAGATTTTGTTGAAACAATATGATAAAAAACTGTTAAAAAATGCTACGCGCTTTTATGAAGCTTTAAAAGGAGTATATCATTTCCAGAACAGAAAACCCCTTGGGTATTGGTGGTCAAATATTGATCTTGTTGTTGCTGGAAAACTTAATGTTGATTTAGATCGAACAGACACATACCAAGCTTACTTGGCATAAAAAGGGTTTATTTATGTCGAAAGAAAATAATTGTGGCAATATAGTTTGATAAAAGGCAGCTTATTTATAGGCTGTCTTTTCTTATGCCCATTTTTAAGAGGGAGCGTATTTATGAAAATAGTAATCGAAGGTACAGAAGAAAAAATAGCTGCATTTTTTATGAACAGGGTAAATGAGACTAAGGCGGATGGTGGTGTAATAATTAAAGAAAATGAATTAGCCAAGCTTTCCAATAGTACAGAATGGCCTAAGGCTTGCTTAGAGGATGCAGAAATACGAGACTTTTTCAAAAAAGAGCCGCTTAGAAAGAAAAAGCTTCTTGAAGAGATAAGAAAAAATAGAATGCTTGCATTGTAAATGTGAGAGCTGCAGTGATGAGCAAAAGAATAAAAATGGAGGTGAATACAATGAACAGGACACGGGATTGTCCGCAGGGCCGCAGGAATGCGGTCTATTTTTATACTTGAATTTATAGGAGGTTAGCGAAAATGAGAAACAATGTTTTAGGCAGTTTAAAAGAAAAAGTGCTGGCAAAGTCGATTTTGTTTGATTTGCAGAGATTTGATGATCCGGGGGACGATGGTGGAAGTGACCCTGCACCAAAGAGTCAGGAAGATATCTTGACGGCGTTACAAGGAATAGATGAAGGTGATTCTTATATTGCAGGATTGAATCAGATTTTGTCTGGAAATACTAAAACGCAGAGTGAACTTACAAAGCTCAAATCAAAAATCAGTAAATTGACAAAAACTAGTGAAGGAATCACAAAAGAGCGCGATTCTGCTCTCGGTAATTTTAATAAATTGCTTGATTTCAATGGAATTCCGGTCGATACAGAAGATTTGGATGCAGCTCTTGAAGAGTTGCGTGAGCAGCAGAAGACGAAAAACAAGGGTGAAGTCGATGTTGCGCTTTTACAGAGTAAAATTAATGATTTGATACGTAAAAGCAAGGGAATCGAAAAAGAACGTGATGATAATAAGGGCTTAGCGGATAAGCGGTTATCACGTATTCAGAGCATTATCCGTGATTCTTCGGTCGAAAATGCTTTAAAGAATAGTGGCGCTTTGGAATATGACGCTCTTGTTCCGATTTTCCGAGATAAGGTACAAATTCTTGACGATGAAACACCCGTGTATCCGCTTGATGATGGAAGTCATGTAACGGTTGCTGAGGGTGTGAAGATGTTTTTTGAGAAACATCCACGGCTCTTAGCCAACAATCAGAATCCGGGTGCTGGATCTGGTGGCAGCGCACCTGGCAAGATTGATTTCAACAAGATATCCCAAAAGGAATATGAAAAGTTACGTAAAGAAGGAAAGTTTTAACTTTTAAAATGTGAGGAGATAAATTATGAGTAAAATTAATTTTAATTTGCAAAGATTTGATATTTCGGGTACGAACAACACGTTTCTTACTCCGGTACAGGTAGCGCGTGAGGCCTTGATGATATTGAAAAACAATACGATCATGGGACAACTCGTTAACCGCGATTTTGAGAATGAATTTGCCGAAGCGGGTGATACCGTCATGGTTCGCCGTCCGGCGCATTTCAAAGCAGATATGTTTGATCCTAAGACCGGTATTAAGGTTCAGGATGTCAATGAAGGCAGAGTTCCAGTAGTCCTCGATACGGTTACAGATGTTTCGTTCCCTATCAGTTCAAAGGAACTCACACTTGATATTCAGGACTTTTCTACGCAACTCATCGCACCGGCTATTACAGCAATTGAACAGGATGTTGATGAACGGCTTTGCCAGTGCTATAAAGACGTACCGTATTATGTTGGTACATCAGGCAACACGCCAAATAGCGTAAGTAACATTACGGCAATTCGCAAAGAAATGAATAATAACAAAGTGCCAATGGATGGTCGCGTGTGCGTGCTTGATGCTGCTGCCGATGCAAAGCTTCTTGAACTCAGCGCATTTAATAATGCCGGTTCGACTGGTGAAACGAATGCTATTATCAACGCGCAGCTTGGTCGTAAATTCGGTTTTGATTTCTATATGGATCAGAATATTTGCCAGCATAGTAATGGTACATTGCCGAAATCGGCAACGATAAAGCTAGCTGCTGAGGTCAAGGCCAATGTGAACACCGCGGTATTCACGGACACTACGCTTGTAGGTAGCTTTAATAAAGGCACTATCTTTAAGTTTGCAGGTGATGATCGTCCATATGTTGTTATGAAAGATGCTGAAGCAACCAGCAATACGGTAACCGTAAGCTTCTATCCGGCAGCTCGTCAGACATTTGCAGCCAATACAGGAGTAGAAGTTATCGATAACCATACGGCTAGCTTGGCATTCCACCGCAATGCATTTTCTCTTGTTACGCGTCCACTTTCTAAGCCGATGGGGATCTCTTCGGAGCAATATGCCATCATTAATGATAATGGTCTTTCAATTCGTGTTGTGTTCTCCTATGACATCAATAAAAAGCAGGATATATGCTCAATTGATATGCTGAGTGGTGTTCAGACCATGATTCCGGAACTCGCTTGCCGTGTTCTTGGCTGATTATGGTACGGTATAAAAAGCTAAAATATGACAGCAGGATTGGCCTAGAGATTGCTGGACACGCTTCGGAATACTCAGAGCATGAAGGGAAAAATATTGTCTGTGCCGCTATATCGACTGTATGTGATATGGTGGCTATAGGCTGTATGCAATATGATCCATCGACTGAGGTAACGCAGAATAATGGTTATATGATGATTACCTGCGAGATTATGCCGGAGACCATTGCAATCATTTCAGCGGCCATGATCGAACTGTCTAGGATAAAAGAAAATTATTTATATTGTTTTGAAGGAGGCACTTTGGATGGAAGTAAAAACGGTAACACTATGTAAGGACGATGCGACAATTATTGTTAATGAAAGCAATTTAAAAAGCTTTGAAAAACTTGGTTATTCAGTGAAAGCTGCAGAGGAAAAGGTACCTGAAAACCCCACACCGCCAGATGATAATAAGTCGGGTGATAATAAGCCGGATGACAATGACACTGATACTGGTAAGGGAAAAGGCAAGACGAAGCAGACCGGGGCGGTATAAGCCATGGAACTGAGAATTGATTTTGATGCTAAGCAAGTGTTGCAGGCAGCTGAAAAAGCACCGGAAAAGGTTGTAGAGCAGATTAGGCGGGCATTGTTGGAATCGTGCCGAGCAGTGCAAAATACGGCGAGAAGAGAACATAAGTTCAAGGCTCACACGGGTGCTTTAGAAAGAGCCATTGATTATCGTGTGGAACGTATGGAAATGGAAGGCATTATATGGATTCGTCCAGAGGTAGCACCTTATGGTGGTTATGTGCATCATGGTACAGGCATATTTGCCGGACGTTCATCTTGGATGGTGAAACCAAAAGAGAAGAAGGCTTTACGTTGGTCTGCGAATGGAAAATTTTGCTTTAGCCGAGGTCATGAGATCAAAGGACAGCCAGCAGATAAATTTCTTTTCTCTGCCGCTGAAAGCAATCGTCAAAAAATCAATGAAATATTTAAGAAACATATTGATGAAGCCCTGCAAGCTGCTGATTTGAAGTAAAGGTGGTGATACGATGTATTTTGATACAGAAGATGTTCGGGATTTACTCCTAAAAGATAGAGTTACAGATGAGGATGTCAATGAGAGTACTCAGTATGTCGATGGCTTAGCGGTTCGCCTCAATGTTAGTCCGAATAAAATAAGGATGCCAGTTGCATATCCTATAAAGCAGCTGGCACTTTTTTATGCGCTCATGGTGTGTGCACGAAACCAATCCATAATGGTGGAAGGGCGCGATATGGAGGCTGGTGATGATCCGTATGAGAAAAAGCGAGCCATCTATGAAAAGGAATACCAAAGGTGGGAGTCACGCATTACAGCAGAAACCTTTACTGGATTATCAGGGCGGGACAGCGGCGAAGCCATACCGCTTACAACGAAAGTGAGGCGGGGCTGATGCAGCTGATGTGGTTTCCCTTGGTGAAAAGTACGCTTGATTATCTTGAAAGCATACCGGAAGTAAATGCTAGATACAATATTGGGATTCTTGGAAATCTGCCCGGTGGAGATAAAAATAAGAAATCCACGATTGAGATCGATTGGGATAATGAGTCCGGAGCTGCAGATATAGTAAATACGGTAGGTGAGGTTGTTCTTTATCTATTGATTAAAAATCGGGCAGATGAAATCGATATGATGCAGGCTTATCAGGAACAATATGAGATGCAGAATCTTATTTTAGAAAAAACAAAGCTTTTGCATGATTACATTTTAAGGAATCTGAAAATCGCGGTAAAGATATCTGCGGCCGGTGTTGCGCCGCTTGGTAAACTTACCCGGCCTTATTACAGCAATCAGCTTGTTATTGTATTTGAATGGAAAAAATAGAAAGAAGGATGAAAATGAAACAGGTGAAATTTAATTTACAGCGATTTGCTGGGCCTAGACTTGCTACGCAGAAGAGTGCAGACAACTTCGATGTTGGTGCCGGTGAGTGGTCTTTTTGTAATTTCGATGGGGATACTAATCCGCGACAGACCTTTTTCTCAATGGGGAATTGTTCGGCTGCTGCGTTAGCATGGAGTGTTAATTCCATTGTTAAACGTGATGCGACGCGTGGTACACGTGAGAAGATTGCCGAGGCTGAGACACAGCGTGATGTAGACCTCACAATTACGATGGATGAAAGCGATCCGATCAAGTATGCATTGGCAATGTACGGGCAGACGGCTATTAAGCATATTGATGCTGCGACTATCAGCAAGGAATTTACTGTATCGCCAGGGGATGAAATCTTTCTTATGGCTGATGGTAATACAGCCGCATATAATTACACGGATATTGTCATCAAGAAAAAGAACACGACAGGAGCCAGCATTGGCTCAGCTAATCTGGATAAGCAGGGAGGTGTTGTAGCTTCTACGGGGTCGATAACTTCCGGCGGGAAATATACTGGAATTACGGCAGATGATTACTACGTTAAGATTACTAAGGCAAATATGACAAAGGGTATTATCACAGATGCAGAATTTAAGTGGAAGAAAGGTATCGCGGGTACCTATAGTTCAGCGATTGTTGTTACTGGTGCAGCTCAAACGCTGGACGAAGGTGTGGCAGTAACCTTTGTGGCAGGTACATCCGGTATTGATTTTGCTCTTGATGATGAATGGAAAATTTCTGTTGCTCCGGCTGGCGGTGTGTTGGTACTTGGAAAAGATTATGCAGCTGATAAAGTCGATGTGCAGAATGGCAAGGTACGTTTCCCACTAGATTCTTCTATTGGTATGGATGAGACTATTGTTGTGAGCTATAAGGTACCAGAGCAGTATATTCCGCGAATTTATGCGGGCGTGAAGAAAAGAATTGAAGGTGCACTCCGGTTCGAATATGATCCGACGCATGGTCGCGATAAGGCATATTTCTTCTATCACGTATCAATTGCTCCTACGGGTGATGATGCATTGATTGGTGAAGATTGGGGTAGTCGTCAGATTAAATGTTCAGTACTTGCAGATGCAGCTCATGCAGATCCGGATAATCCGGACAGTCGTTATTATCGTGTGGATTACCCAGGAGATGTATCGGGCGTATTGGTTAAAAAAGAATGATATAGCAGTTTGGGTCAGGCCACTTGTATAAAAGTGGCCTGATTTTTACATAGTTTGAAGGGAGTTGATCTTATGGCAGTAAATGAAATGGAAGTTCTGGCAGCATCAATGGGGAAAGAAATCACGATTATGGGTGAGACAATTATAATTAAGCCTTACAGCTGGGCGAATACAATTAAGATGGCGAAGCCGCTGTCTGTGGTATTAAATATGTTGTTTACAAATTATGATGCACTGGAAAAAATGCTCAAAGATAATAAAGATGGTAAAAACGGCAATATTATCAATCAGATCATGGAGCTATCTGCTTTTGTTGGCGATCTAAAAAATGCAGATGAACTTATTGATGCACTTATAGAACTCATGGCTGTAGCTTCGAGCAAAGATAAGGAATTTGTGACAGCACTTTTAGCAGATGATGCATTGACACTTGGGCGCACGGTGTTCGAGGTCAATAAAGATTTTTTTACAAAACGTCTGGCCAAGATGATGCCAGCGAAGCCTCAGAAGAAACAAAAGAAATAACGCCATATGAAGTAATTCAAAAGCTGATTTCTCACGGGCATACAAAAGGACAGGTCCTTAACGAATATAGTATGTCCGAGGTTAAATTGTTTCTCGACAAAGTCTTAATGGAAGAATATGCGGCGAGAGCAGATTTTATTGAAGATGTTGCCGCGGGCATAGGTGGTGCATTCGGAGGTTTTGATGATTTGAAGCCAATGTTGCAGCAGTTGCGAGGTGAGAAACATGGGAAATAATACGATTGAAGTCCATATAACAGCGGAGAACGAAAGCTTTGTCTCGAAAATGCGAGAGGTTATTACTGCTATTGGAGATGCAAAACGTTCATCCGGTAAAGCGGAAAGCTCAGTGAAAAGCTTTGGCTCAGGACTTGCCAACCTGAGTATTATTTCAGCCGGTGTTTATGGTGCGCTGAATCTTGTGAAAGCAGCATTGGATAGCACGATAGGCGTTGCAATGAAATATAACGCCAACATGGAAGATAATCAGGCAGCATTTGAAGTGTTTTTAGGAAACTCACAATTGGCAGCCCAATATTTAAGCGACCTTAAAAAAATTGCTGCAGAAACACCGTTTGATCTTCCAGGTGTTGCGGATGCTGGGAAGAAACTGCTTGCATTTGGCTTTGATGCGAATACAGCACTTTCTTTGTTGCGAACAGTCGGCGATGCTGCCGCTGGCCTAGGCAAAGGACAGGAAGGTATTGAGCGCATTGTCATTGCACTTGGTCAGATGAAGGCAAAAGGCCGTGTTATGGGTGATGAGCTTTTGCAGCTTACCGAAGTTGGTATTCCTGCACAGCAGATTTTAGCTGAAAAGTTGCATTTAACCGCAGACCAAGTAAAAAACATCGGTGACGCTGGCATCGATGCAGATACTGCTATTCAAGCGCTTACAGAAGGTATGAATGAACGCTTTGGTGGTATGGCAGAAAAGATGTCCAATAAAATGCATGGCTTGATTTCGACCATCAAAGATGATTTGTCGAACATTGGTGGTTTTGCGCTTGATCCACTGTTCCAGGCACTTGAACATGGACTTACTAAAGTGCGTAATTTTACGGATCAGTTCTCAAATGCTATTAATGGTACAGGTGGGAATATCGATGAAAATTCGGGAGCATTGCATTTCGTATCAGTTCTGCAGGTTGGTATTCAGAAAGCACTGGATTTATTTACAAGATTTACGGAACAGTTTGGGGCCTATGATGATGATGGGTCTTTTTATATGTCAGAAGAAACACTGCAAAAAGTTGAGCAGTTCGGTCATCTGATGGAACTTGCCTATGGTTTCGCTTTAGATGTTGGGGCGGCATTATCTTCGCTGTCACCGATAGCCATAGAAGTTATGAGTCGTATAGGGTCATGGATAGAGATTTTACTTAATGTTGCAGATACGATCGTTAATGTTGTAAAAGCGGGGGCGGACGATGCCAACGGTTCTTTTGCTACAACAAAGACAATTATCGATACGATTGTGGATGCGATGGCGGGCTTCCTTATCATCGAAGGTGTCATAAAACTGGTGGAAAGTTTGGCGCTGACATATCAAGCTGTGAAAGTAGCTGTGCTAGGTGTGCGCAAAGCAATTATCGCCACCGGTGTTGCACAGATTGCCATGAACGCAGCAGCGGCAGCCGCTTCTGGAAATCCTGCGGCACTTATTGGTATTGGTGGTGTTGCTGCTACTGGTTGGATGGCTTATCGTTCTGGTGCGCTTGATAGTATTATGGGAAAAATAGGTGGAGCCATAAGCGGATTGGAAAACAATTTATCTGCTGGTGAAGATGATGTTGAAAAGAAAATGCGTGAGACGCAGAAGAAGATAAATGACGCGAAGAATAATCAACAGCCGTATCCAGGAGCGAAACCGAATGCAATACAGCAGGGTGAAGATAAAAAGGCGATTCAGGAATCTCAGCGTGCTATGCGTGAGCAGGTTCAGTATCTCAAGGATAATCTTGCAGATCAGCTTGAATATTTTAAAGAAAAGATGGATGATATCGAGCTTGAGTTCAAGCAGGGAGCACTGTCCATCAAAGATTACTATGACCAAAAAGAAGCGGCAAAGCAGGATGAGGCACAAGCCCGGATTGATGAGATTCAAGCTGAAATTGCTACGGTTCAAAATACTCCTTATGAGCATGAGGGTGACAGGCAAAAGGAACTCAGTAAATTAAATAGAGAGCTTAATAAATATACGAAGCAATTAGAAAAAGTAACCCAAACGCAAAAGGAAATTGCTGAAGTTACTTTACAGGCCAAACAGGAAGAAAACCGCATTAAAGTCCTTAAAGCTATGGGGGGACCGTTAGATGCTACGAGTCAATCATCTGCTTTTACTGGTGATGATAAGTCTACAATTGCTCAGGAATCACAGATACAGCAATTGCTTGAAGCGTGGGGGAAAAGCAGCGGAATAGATGCTTCATATGTTGATGCAGCCATGAATTCATCATTGAAATATGGCGTAGACCCACGCATGGTACTTGCATTAATGAAACAGGAATCCGGTGGTAAACAAGATGTTGTATCAGATGCGGGAGCGATTGGTCTTATGCAGCTCATGCCGGATACGGCTGCAGGACTTGGTGTCGATCCGCACAATGCTTATGAAAATATTGATGGTGGAACCCGCTATTTGGCTGATATGTTGGCAACATTTGATGGGGATTTCGAAAAGGCTGCAGCGGCATATAATGCAGGAGCGCAAGCTGTACAGAAATATAACGGGACACCTCCGTATAAGGAAACTCAGAACTATGTTGATGCAGTAAAAAACAACTATGGATCTATGAGCTATATTCCGGATTTAAGAATGATAACGGATTCGCTCAAAAAGGCGTATGCAGATGCCTATAGTCAGGCGGATATTATAAATGAGCAAAATCGTCTTGCAGGACGCGGTTATGCACCACCAACGGAAAACGATTATCACGGGTTGGATAATCGAGTCATTGATGTGAATAACGAGAATGAGGACGTAACCAACGTATCCAATATGCAGGCAACGGTGAAAAATGCGCTGAATGGTTTAGCTAAAGAATTTTTGGAACAAACTGGGCAAAAACTTATGCTCACGGGTGGTGCTGAGACAGGTTACCATGCGTCAGGAGAATGGGGCCATGAAGGCGGTTGGAAAGCTGATATTGTTAATGTCAGAGGCTTTGATGATTTGTTTGTCAAACTTGCTGAGAAATATGGTTTTGCCGCTGGCGATGAAGGAAGTCATTATGATTTGTCCGGTGCACGCGGCGGTGTAGGTGGTACTCCGGTTTCAGCTAACGCAAATGGTAATTTAGATAAACAGCCGACATTTAACACAATCGATGCCAGCCAGTTAACCAATAACATGGTACTGCATAATGCGGATTCATTAGAAGCACTTACTAAATATGAAAAAGACTTGCTTGATAAATTGGGTATTGACCTGAAACTGTCAGAAACCATGTCTAAGGGTATGCAAGAAGAAATCGCTATTGAAACAATAAAGACAGCCCAAGAGATGCGAAAATATGGTTCAAGTGATAATGCAGATACTAGAAAAAAATTACAAGCGATATATGAGGAAAAAACCTATGCCATACAGACAAAGTATATCAAGCAAGATCTTGATTTAAATGTTAAAGATTTGCAGGATACCGCTAGTAAAATGGGATACAGGATTTCGCTTGGACTCTATGATGCAAAGGACGCAGTTGAAAAATATTTTGGGGATTTTGTGGATGGCATAGATGGCGTAACGAAACAAGTCGATGCAGCAGGGAAACCGAAACTTGATTCAGTTGGAAATCAGATTCATGAGTTAGAAAAAGCTATGGTTCATTACCAGAATAACGGAGGGCTTAAGGAATATAGGTCGATAAAAGAAGAAGTTGATAAGGTATTCAATAGTCTTGGCAGCATCTATAAAGATTGGATTCAGCGTATTGATGATTATGCCGCGTTCCGAACCAATTTGGTGGAAAATAACTTCTCTATGACGACAAGCCAGAAGGATAATGCTAAAAAAGCGATAACTGCTAAAAAGGCAAAAGATGAGGGTATTGTTCAGCAGACTGAAGTAAAGATGTACCGGAAATTGTTGGAAAATGATAAGAGAGAACTGCTGACACAGCAGGATATCCGAAATAAGAGCAGCGAGGGTAGTACAGAGCGTCAGGATTCAGAATCTATGATTGCGGTTTTGAATACCAGAATACAATCATTGCAGCTCATTACGATTCCAGGGCTACAGGAATCCATCTTATTGAATAAACAGTTAGAAAAGATGCCAACGTTGCTAGAAAAGATCGGGCAGTCCGGCAAACAGGCTCTTGATGATGGTTTGGTAACTTTCCTTACGGATGGGGTCAATCAAGCGGAAAACTTACTGGATGCACTAAATGATCTTATTACTTCAGTATTAAAATCGATGCAGAAAATTTTTGCAGAGTCTATTCGTGACGATCTTATGAAACAATGGTTTCCGGTCAAGGATATGAATCCGTTGCAGAATACTGGATACAACATGAGCTTTGGTTATAGCGGTGATGTTACGAAGCCGCTTGCACAATCTGACAAGTCATTTCTAGGGGATAAGAACAAAGGATATAATACAGGATATGATGACCGTTTCGCTTATTCTGGAAACTTGCTTGATGGATTTACACAACAAACAGGAAAGATTAGTGGTGTTCTCAGCCAATCGGCAGGTTATACATCTACATTTATTTCACAAGCTGATATATTTTTGCAATCCATTAATGATTTTGCTACGCGGGCAATATCAACTTTGCAATCAGCTACAACACAGCTCAATGCCCCGTCTGGAGCATCCTCAGCTTTGAACACAGCAGCCTATACGTTTTCGGCTGGAAATCTTGCCGATGTGCCTCGTTTTGCAGAAGGTGGTCTTACTGAGGGGCCAGGTACAACGACAAGCGATAGCATACTTAGCTTGTTATCTAGAAAAGAATTTGTTGTAACAGCAAAGGGAGCAAAAGAGGTCGGAACCCCGTTACTTCAAAGTATTAATGATGGCACTTTTAAGAAGAGAATTAGTGGTATGCTTCGGCGTATAAATAATGGCACTTTTAGTAATATGCGAATGAAATTACCCAAATTTGCACGTGGTGGAGTTGTGGGTGGGGTCACATCAGGCATGACAAGTAAATTTATGACAGACTTTGGTGCAAATATTAGTTCCCCAGTGCATATTGCAAATTACATTGATGGACATGCTGTGTTTGATGCTTATGGAAAGTCTTTTATTCGGAATGAAATTAATAAATCAAGAATAAAAAATGCCAAATTAGATGCTGAACTGCATAAGAGAATAAGTAGGTGAGTAACCTTGATTTATATTGATGAATTAATCTATATAGCTGTATAATAATTAGGGGTGATTTGTGCAATGTTAAAAGAATATGAAACAATTTCTGATGGCGAATATGCCATCGTAATTGACAATAATAAACCAGCATGGAATAGTGCAGAAGTTAAACAGCTTTTGGATAAAATGTTTAAGGAAGCTATAAAATATGTAGAAAATTATTATCCGTTAGGGAATTGTTTGAAGGTAATTGTAGTTTCTGATAATGTTGTTCGGTCATATAATAAATTTATTAGCCATTTGTTAGATGGGACACCTTCAGTGACAGCGCCATTAAAAGGAAATGTTTTGGCAGGAAAAATTTTTAATTGGAGAAATGGTGATAGAGAGTTCGCAGGTATAATATTTTTTGAAAATATAGTTGCTGGAGCTATAGATGCTGAAAGTTTTCCTTGTACAGTAATAGTACATGAATTAACCCATGTTGGTGAAAAGTTAGCAGTGAATTCTATTAGGGGCAGGGAAGAACAGCCTTTAGTGGATGACTGGCGAGGGATAAAGGAATTTATAGCTAGATCTGTCAATAGCGAGCGTATAGCTAACAAGGTAGCATATCAATTAATTAAAACCGATAAAGAAGCATTGCGGGAAACCATATTTTCACCGGTTGATATTTTTTACTTGACACAACAATCAATAAGAGAATCATATCAAAATTATCTTGTACATCATGATTTGCTTCAAATGTGGCAAGAAGCAAATATTGTATTATCGAGATTGTTTGATAGCTTTGGACGGGCTATAGGATTTCTAGAGTCTATGGAAGATACAGAATCTGTGCTGTTTTGGAAAGAACTGGCTGAAAAAATGGAGAATATAAATCCAGCTATGAAAAATGTTTTGCTGGATTTTGCGAAAATCTTTCAAGCAATGGGAATGGACTATTCAGAGGCTTCTTTTGAAAGCTTATATGACATAATTGAGCAAGGTTTTACAGTTATAGGAATTAAGCCGCGTTACTTGGAAACTGGTTCATTATGGATTGATTTAGTGTTATAAAAACAATGTTTAATTTACATTTTGACCGTCCTTTTTCAAGGACGGTTTTCTTATGCCCAAATTTAAAGGAGGTCGATACATTTGGCAGTATTAAACGCAACGGCAACAACCGTTAAGCAGTTATTACAAAACATTACGTCTTTTCTCATTGATAGCAATAATTTTACGGCTGGCAATGTATGGCAACTGATGCGACCGGTTGCTGTTACCTCCGATACGACAGAGGTTATTCTCAAAGGTGTCGGTGATGGCAAGGATGAAATTTATATCGGTATGAAAATCAAAGCACAGGGAACGGATCAGGAGAATATTCTTCTGAATGGTTTTTGTGGCTATGATGAAAATCTTGAATGGTATGAGCAGCCGGGTGCTATATATAAAGACAAATTGCCTTGTGTACCACTTGCCAAAGATGTATTTATGACGTATTGGCTTACGGCAAACACTAGCCGGATTACTTTTCGCGTAGAAATGTCGAACCAGTATGAGGGTGCTTATCTGGGATTTTTTAAGCCGGTGGCCATTGAACGGCAGTATCCGTATCCAATGGCAATCGGTGGTAGTTCATATGAGGGCAATGCTTGGAATAATAAAGGCAATGAACACAGCCTTTTCTTGAGTCCGCAGATTTCACAGAGTGGGTATTCATCCCTCTGCATTCGTCGGCCGGATGGTGCTTGGCGATTTGGTGGCAGCACCCTTTTGACGTGGCCTATCAATACCGCACCTGTAGATACACTTACGATTTACAAAAAATCCAAGCAAGAAGCCACAATGGAAGATCATATGTTATATCCGGTTATGCTCTATGAGACAGATCCAGTAGGGATGGTAGGAGAGTTTGATGGTTTGTATTGGATTGGTGGTCGAGCAGATTTGTCGGTTAAAGATAATGTTATATACAAGGATAAAACCTACAAGATTTTTAACAACATCTTTCGGCGCGAAGATGATCAGTATCATGTCATAGAATGGGCGTGATCGTATGGCCATAAAAATTACAAAAGGAACAGCTGCAAGCTTTGATAATCTTATTACTCAGATTATTACATGGGTAACGGACAAAACTGTTCAGGGAGATGATGCCTGGACACTTATGCGTAATGAGCCATGGCCACGCGGTACAATTCTGAAAGCGGCAGGTAGAGAGTCAGGAGAATATCAATATATTGGGTTGTTACCGAATGAAATTGAGAAGGGGAAAACCTATGCAGACTGGTTCCTGCAAAAGAAGAATCTAGCCACGCATTTTGTATGGAGTCCAAATGGACTAAATAAGCCGGGGAAAGATTTTGATGCAGCTAAGATGCCGTTTGTTGAAACACCAGACATTTTTGAAGCTTCAGCGCAGGTCCTCCATCTTGGAATATTCAAGCAATATTCAGCAGAACTTGATTGGCAGGAGCAAGGCGGGGGTATAGACTTTTCCAACATCAAATTGCTACCGCTTCAATATATGCAGGAAAATGGCGGTAAGGTTGACTACAATCCGCCATTGCTCCCAGGTTGTGGGTATCCCACGTTAAGCATAGACTTTACTGGGCCAACAATCGACGTATTTAAATTTTGGCTTGTTAAGGATGCGCAGCGGCTCATTATAGTTATGAATAATGCAGAAGTTTGGGACAGTGCATTCCTGGGCCAATTTGAGCCGTATGATGGCGGCGAATACGCTTTTCCTGCAGCAGTTGTTGGTGGAACGTCTGGTCTTGTTTCGGTTGGCAGGAATTATTGGTATTCGCCAAATCAGAGAAGTCCGGTACCCGTTATTGGTATGCGGCTGGATTATCGTCCACAGCAGTGGAGCCTTACACATGGAATTGCACCATTTGCAACAGCAGCTGGGGACGCGGCAGGTATTCCTACGCAGGTAATGCTTTGCCACCCGGATGGAACGTGGCAGGGCTATGCAAACTATGTACAGGCTATTACGGCTGTTGCAGATCATGTCTGCAATGGATACGTAACAAATTACCATTTTGTAAGGCAGGAACCGGCACGGCCACAAAACATAAAATTTCGTATTCGACCGACGGAAAATGATATTGAAGATTTTGCGCATGGCTATGGAAAGCTGAAGCTTGAACCAATAGAGCTTCTGCAGATGGATAGTGAATGCAGGGGCATTCTTGGAAAGCTCCCTTACATGTTTTTTTCGAGCCGGCCAATGAAAGAGTACGGTGAAATTACGATCAGCGGTAAAAAATATCTCTCAATCCCGAATGGTTGGGAAGATCGTAAATTTCACATCCCAGGTCATGCGGGGGTTGTTTACAATTGTGATGTCGACACTCTGCTGGTCCAAGAACGTCGCATAGAAAAAATATCGAAGATGATGAATCTTTTAATCCGATTGGAGGAATGAATATGGCATATCAAAAATATACAGGTCTTGTGGACGCGGCAGCTATACTGACAAAGGTTAGTGAATTCGCAGCGGCCAATGGCTGGACCGTCTTACAAAATTGCGTGAGTGATCTGCCGATCGATGGGAGTAGTAATTCGGATGGGGTGCTACTCAGTCTGAAGTCTGCAGATGGTACCGTGTTCGGACAGTTTCGGACAGCGGCCGGAAAGAAGATATTTCCATCCCAGCGAAATGATGGCAATGCATATGGCATTGGTCTTGTGGCCAGCACAGCGCATACGGATAAGCCTGCTTCTGGCTATTGGTATGATCAGCCGAATGCTCCAAAGCATGTTGGTACGCAGGAGGTTCTTGGTGTAGGAATTCCGGTAAATCCGGCGGGCAGTCACACGTTATATTGCAATACAATTACGGACCCGGCACCACTACTTATCGTAAGTGTGGAAACGGATGGGGTATTTCAGCACCTTGCATTGGGTGCGCTGCAGAAAATTGGTGACTGGGATGGTGGCTTAATCTTATCTGGCAGTCGCAACAGCTACAATATGTTTACGGCATCTAAAACATTTGATGCCACAACTATTGAGACAGAGAGCGTGCCGCTTTTTTCTATGACGACCAATGCAGCAACATTCTTGCGAGCAGATATCGATGCAGCGCCACTTCGAAACCCATCGGTTCTATGGGCAAGTGCCGGTCCGAATGATGCTTCAAATATCAGTTATGCTTATACGGGAAAACAGTTGGCATTACCGGTTAAGACGAGCGAAGTGCCAGCAGCAGCAAAATGGAATGCATTTATTCCGGACTATAGTAAGCTGCAGAGTCAAAACACCACGGACAGCGGTCGCAATGTGAACACGCTGAACTGCATTACGGTGAACATGAACCTTATCGCGTATGTGCTACGAGATCCTGATGGTCTGCGGAATTTCTCGCCAGTCGGTTACGTACCAGGAGTCTATTTTATATCGATGCGGAATGTGGCACCTGGGCAGATGTACGAAATCAGCTATCCGAAATCGGGACTGCTGCATCAAGTGTTTCCGTATACGCGTCGTCGGGGTATCTATGGTATGGACGGATTTTCGGTCCAACAATAAAGGAGGCATGAAAAGTGCCTACAGGATTAATCATAAATAATAATATCGGTTTTGGTGGTATGAGCAAAAGTTTGGCTCGGCCACCGGAACCGTTTTTTAGTGTCCGGCTGAAACCGCTCGGCTCATTTGGCATCGATGCAGACGTCATTGTGTATGGTGATGAGGCTACAATGGATTTTATGTCAGCACTAAATGTTTTGTGGGGAGATAACGATCCCGCAGTATACGATGCGTTGCAGACAGGTTGGAAATGGGTATGGAATGTAAGCCGGAAACAATTATCTGTTACGGATGCAGCGGGTAAGACGACGTTTCGAAGAGTTGATACATGGTCGGATCTCTGCATAGCAGCGGACGTTCTTGAAAGCCATCAATTTGTGTATCTTTTGGATGGCGGTGCTTTCATGGAACCCTTT